TACCCACAAAGCCCGCTGGAAAGTTCCATCCAGCCTGTTCTGGCTTTTGCCCAATTCCTGAACGACTTACGTCGCGTTTGCAGCCGCAGCGTCTACCCGAAGTTCGATGTAAGTATCGATGAAGAAAAGTTGCGGGCCAACATGCCTATGGACGTGCAGGCTGACCCTGAGCTGCACGCTGGCTTCCTGAACGGGGTCATTTCCCAGGTTGAGACGATGATCAACGACTTGGGCGTCGAAGAGGCTGCAGTGCATTTCGACTTTATCAAGATCGAATACATCAAGGGGCAGTCAGATAGTGTGCCCCAGACCTTTGATACGGTCAAAGGCATTTATGAGGGCAAGATTGCTACTGGTGCCAAAGTGATGCCTTCGATTGTGGGGCATGGTACAGGCACTCAGAACACAGCCAGCACGGAGACGATGTTGGCCGTCATGACGGCCAACAGCTTGGTACGTTTGAAGATTCAGGAGTTGATGTCTCGCGCCTTGACCCTTGCGGTTCGGCTTTATGGGGTGGAGGCCAGCGTCAGCTTTGAGTTCGATACTATAGATTTGCGTCCAGACAGCGAGCTTGAAGCGTTCAAGGTCATGCGCAGCGAGCGTTACCTGAACCTGCTGTCTTTGGGGTTAGTGACGGACGAAGAAGTTTGCTTGCGTTTGACCGGAAAATTGCCTCCGAGCAGTTACACTCCGCTGATGGGAACGCGGTTCCGGGACGGCGTTGAGAATTCAGCAGCAGGGAATCCGTTCTCCGGGGCACCTCAAGGAGGCGGTCAGTCGGGCGGAGGGGCCTTGAACCAAAGCACACAGTCCAAGCAGCCGAAGCAGGCTAAAGGGCCTGCCAAGTGATCGAACTTAGGAGGTAATTTATGCCTATCGGCACAGATTTTGAAATTCAGAACGACAAGGATATACGTTACATCGGTGCAGCGCATGGTGCATCCGGCGCTGGCTACTACACGGTGCTTGAGGCACACAGGTGGCTGCAGGGTTTGGCGGATGATTCAGGAGCATCGGGGGATGACTTCATGGACATTACTCGTGATACGCCCTCCGATAAGTCGTTCGACACCATCATTAATTTGATTAACGGGTACAATCTTGACGACGTTTCTGCGGAACACATCTTTGGTGGGTCAATAATCCAAGCTAACGGCGATGTGATTTACGACGGTGTTCAGATTGTCGCCAATGCCGGATGCCATGTGGAGATTGTCCAAAATGGAGCGGTGATTGCTTCGGATTTTTGGAACACTGTGCCATTTGGCAGCGCTTTGGAGGGTTTGAATCCAGATGCCTCTAACGGCATCAGCCACCGTTTCATGGTTAAGGTCAGAACGGGCGCTGCCGACATAGATGGCAGGAAACTTTTGTTTCAGACCCGTGAGTGGGGTAAGACTTATTCGGAATTCAAAGTCAACGGTACGGGGCGAGGTGTCAACGTCGTACCTTTGACCTACACGGACGACCTTAACAATACGACGCCCAGTGGAACTGTGGCAGGGTACACCACGATAACTAATCTGTCGGCAGGGTACAACGGCATTGACGTTAACAATGACGGTTCAGACGAGTTTTATTACTCTGAGTGGAACAAGTCAACCTACACGTTGAATCAGTTTTACGAGCGCATGAAGTACCTTACGCGCAGAGGCAGTGCGGAGACGCTTTACGGCATCAACGGAGAGCTGTTTCGAGGGATTACGCACCAAGTCACAGTGGACACGCCGACAGGCACGTTTAGCGCTTTTGAAGCTATTAGCTGGTCAGGTGGCACGGGACGCTTGCTGGCCATCAACTCACCAACAGCAGCTACGACCCTATGGATGCAGCTGGTTACTGGTGTGGCACCTACGGACAACCAGGTGATTACAGGTGGAACTTCCGCAGCGACTTGCCAGGTTAACGTGACTGTTACCGAGAGAGCTTTGTCTTTTCCGTTTTGCGGTGTCTCTACGGGCACGGCGATTATCGGGGCCTACGGTTTCGGTATAGAGGCTTTGGATTTGTCTGCTTCAGACAAGGTATTTGACCTTACCAATACACAGAGGCAAGCTCCCAACTATGTCACTTTTACCGTCAACGGCTTGGTGGTGGGGGAAGACCACGTACTGGTTGCGCCAAATGACGGTGGCAGCATTGATTTGAACCAATTCACACTGAACGGGGCGCTCTCAGGGGCGGCAGTTACGTCGGTGGTGGTCAATGAGGTTGTTCCAGCGGATACCCCGGCAAGCGGAACCTTGCGCATTCTCCGAGCTTCTGGAGCTTACAGTCGCCACCCATACAGCGCTGTCAATTTAGGTACCAAAACTTTCACTATAACCAGCCACAACTTCAGTACGAACAATGCAGCCAATGCAGCCAACACGTACATTAGCTATATTGACAAGTTGGCAGCAGCTACGAGTGAGTCAGTGACTGTTGTCTACGCAGCTGACAGGGGGCTGTATGTCCGCGTCAGAGACGGTGGTGCCAGCCCCATTAAAACTTTCGAATCGACCGCTACGCTGGGCTCAGCAGGCGGATCAGCAACCGCAGTCCGCACATCGGACGCATAAGGAGTAATGATGTCTTTAGTAAGTCAATCAGGCAACCTCACCATTGTGAGCGGAGGCGCTGACTCTGTCCCTACGATGTACTGGAATGGAGAGCAGCTTCTGCATGTGGTCGCTGTTCACTATAAGTTTACGCCGAACGACACGGATGTCCGCATCCGTGTGCAGGACCCGGCAGGCCAGCAGAACGCAACTTATGCGCAAATGGCTGAAGCCGGGGTAGTTATTAAGCGCAAAGGCTCCTTGTAATCACTTGTCTGCACGAAGGAATTTACCATGACACAGAATTTTTTGTTGATTACCCCTGAAGGTTGGACAGAAGTTGAAAATGCTACAGCCATCATCAATGGTAATGTTGGCGAAGACGGCATGTCCAGTATCATTACCACTGCCGGTTATTCGCAGATCGACGAATTCCAAGGGATTAAAGAGACGGCGTACTTGCCTGAAGGCTTTACGGTTGTCGAGGCATCCATGTACAACACCAGAGAGCAGCCTAATCCGCTGCGTCTCTGGCTGCGCATTGCTCCTGTGACCCCGGAACCAGGGGGTTAGTCTGAAAAATGGCGCGAATCGCGGAATTTGCAGTTACAGAGGAGGGTGCCGCCACTGTAACTAGCCTTGTTTGCAATATGCCCAGCCATGTGGCAGGAGATATCCTGCTTTATATGGCAAGCAAGGACGGTGCTGTAGCTATAACAGCAACTGCGGGTTGGACAGCGATCCAGGATGGCCTTACTGCAGGCTGTGCTTATCGGTGCATGTGGAAACTAGCCGCAGGCACGGATACGGAGACTTTGACTGTAGCGACCGGGACAGCGGAAAACTTTACGGTAGTTGTTTTGTGTATCCGGGATGCAAATACGACTACACCAGTAAATGTGTCGGCAGAGAGTGGCGCTGATGCAACAGTGATGCCTTTCGCCGGCCCAAGCACAACCAGTACGGTAGACGACTGCCTGGTTGTGCATGGCTGGTTCAGTGACAGCGGGATAGCACCTACAGCTTATGCGCCTTTAGTTAATGTTTATAACGGTGACAACGCGGCAAATAGCGTGGGTGTCGCTTATACCGTAAAGAAGACCGCAGGGACCATAACCGCAGCTAGCTGGTACGGGCACACGAACGACGATGGGCGAGGGGTGGTGATAGCCATCCGGGATGCAGGCGCAGGAGTTCTGCCAGCATACTCCGATTCGGGGATCAGTTCCGGTCAGGTTTTGCGCCCTTTCGCAGGGACATCGACGACGTTCAGTGACAGCTGGCCTGTTACTTTGACGAACGCGCTACTAGGTGGAGATTGGGTGAGCGTTCAGCGAGACGTTGGAGGTAGTTTTACTGATTTCACAGCAGCATGCAACAACACGACTGCCGCTGACGTTACTTTTCCGACCGCCGTCGGGAACGCTATGTATTTCGGAGCAAATCAGGCGTTTCAGACAGTTTGTCTGAATCTAAGCACAGCAGGAGTGGCAGGAGTTGCGGCTTGGGAGTACTGGAACGGCTCAGCTTGGTCGAGCACTGGCGTTACCGGCTCAAACATGCTTGCCACAGGGGTGAGCAGGTCTTCTCTGAACCCTACCGCAGTGAAGTCCATGCAGCAAACAGCTGTAAATGGTACGACCTTATACTGGTTGCGGGCTAGAGTTACCACACTCTACAGTACTGCGCCCGTGGCGACACAGGGCAGGGTAGACGGCAGAGGCACGAGTTATATCGCGGGGGGTTCTTCCCCTGATAATGGGACTAATAGCTACATGAATGCTGCCAGCAATGCAGGCAGCACTACAACAACTGTTTGCGCAGGGTTCCAATGGAACTTTGGGGCTGCGCTCAACTTAAGCAGTGGTGTGATTTACGGGACGTACAGAGGGAGCTTGGCCCGAGACCTTGCCCTTGACTGCAGCTTCCCTTTACCAGTTGCTGGCCCTGGAGGTTTGCAAGTTACTCTATATGATGCTTCGAACAACCACCTAAGCTACATCGTTCATGCCAGGGGGGCTGGGTCTACGGATGTGGATGGTCGAAATGTTTTTGCTATAGATTGGAATGGGGCTGCAATTTCTTGGGCGGCAAGAGGGGCTGTCAGTAAGTCGGCTGTGACCTATTCCATGTGGACCAGCTTAGGTCAAAGTGGGGCCGTCTCTCTCTCTTGGAGCATGTTGTGCCTTGCTACCCAGATCGGCGTAGCTGGTGGTTCTGTAGGTTCCCCTATCGACTTTGAAGCTGTCCGTTATGTCGGCAATAACTGCATTGGTGCTTTTCCTTTTATACAGGCGGCAGGGGCAGCCTATACAACTTACATACCTCTGCAGTTTGGTGGCGGAGACAAGGTGTGTTTGGCCGTTGACAAGAAAACCATACAGTTCCCTGCCACCTACGACGGTAAAGAACAGTTTTCTTGGAACGCTGCTGTTAACGTTGCGGGTGTGAAGTTTTACCCCAAGTCAGGTGACGTTCTCAAGTTCACGGACTGCCTGTTTTCTGGCCCGAGCGCCTACAGGTGGGAGTGGGA